GGGTCTAGACCGCAGTAGCTAGGGACATATAGTGGCCAGCCACGGAGATTGTGGGGTTTAGTCTAAGGAGAGACTCTCTAATAGGGTCAGCAAAAGACACCTTTGTAAACCCATAATTTTTTATAAGGTGATCTGCAACCGTGTCTTTGCCAGATCTTGCAACACCGCTTAGTCCAATAATCATTACTAGAGGTTAGCACAACCTCAGGTAAAAAGTAACTAATGACTTACTGAAGCCAAGGCTCTATTAGGTCCTCAGAATCGTTCTCTAGATCGTACTCGAAATTTAGTGCAGCAGTTAAGCTTGCAAGTACAGGAGACATCGCAGAGGCTTCGCTTGAGCGTGGGTGCATCTTAGGAAGCAGGTCATTATCTGTTGTGTACTTAGAGTTTTTAGGCTTACCGCTTTTGACTAGGTGCAAGAAAGCATTTACACGAGCCATAGCCCATGAGTTGCGGTTTTGGTCTGGACGGTGTGAGCTAGAGAAAGCGCCAGCACCACGACGATAAACAGCCTTCAACTTAGCAAGAGTAACCTTACGTCCGTTAGGGGCCTTCTCGTTGTGGGCAGAGACCTTATTTTCTAGTGACTTAATTATTGCCTCGGTAAAGTCGACACCCTTACCGCTAGCAGCAGAGCCAGCTTTATTTTTGCTAGAACCTTTTATCTGATCTTTTTTAGGAGCAGGTTTTGAACCAGCGGTTGCGGTTACAGAATCTTCTGGATATTCAATTTCATCCATATCTAAAATTTCAGCAGGCGCTCCAGCCCCACCGCTTGCATTTACAGAGCCATCAGGAAGAACAGCAAAGCGGCACAACCCACCATCCTCAACTTCAGCAACAATGATAGAACATCCATTAGGCGCGTTATAGAACACACAGTTGCCACACTTAACACCAATAGCGGCGTTCTCTTCGTTCTCAGAAGCAGGAGTGTAGCCAGCCCAGATGCCAGTGTTGTCATCGTTGAACTTGCCGTACTTGTCAGCAATGAGCTGCAAAGCATCGGCTAGCTCTTGTTCCTCTGGGATTAGATTAGGCATAGATTAATTTTACCTTATATTGAAAATACCTAGTGATCGGACAGTAGGTACTCTAAAAGCTTTGGATTATCTCTTAATAGAACCAGGAGTGATTCTTCCCAAATCCCGATAAAAAAGTGCTCCCAGGCATCAAAGCTATCGCTTTTCTTTGGGACAACGGAGGTGTCGTATACGTTTCTAGCTGCGTGCATAAGCTCGTGCCAGAGTGTCAGTTGTTTTCTACTATGAGCGATCTCTGAATCAATAACAATCAGATTTTCAGTATCAAGCGTATAACCAAAAGTGCCATCATTAAGCATGCCATCATCTTTGCGAGAGCGCTCAATTACGTCAAACCACTGGCTACCAACCCTGACTCTCTCAGGCATACCCATAAGACGCTCCTAGTAATGATGAAGTACTAGTTTACCGCGGATTCTATTACCCCTAGAGCCCAGCCCACACAGGCGCTATCTTCGGCTTCAAAGGCCTGTATTAGCTTGAGTTTCATGTCTTCTGCCCCTAGCTCATAGCCAAAGTTAGTTGAAGAATCTATAGCCTCTGCTATAGAGTTCTGGAGGTTCTGCTTAGCGCTCATAGCCGATCGTACGGACGCTCCAATTTTTGACACAATTACGTCATCTAAATCAGGAACATTTTCAAAATCATTTAAAGACATTAGGGTGCAACTCTTCCATTTTTATTAAAGGTGTCATAAGTAATAGGCATCTTCTCAGCAAAGAACTCTTCCATCTTCTCCGCTACCATCTCAATCTCGCGCTGAGGGAAGCTAGGAAAGTGAGTACCTTCACGGCTAGTACGTAGGCTGAGGAAGTTCATAAGAGATCTGGCGTTCATAGTAACGTACATGCTCGAGTAGATGTTTAGCGGCAACACCATACGGGCAACCTCGCGGGCAATACCCTCGTCCAACATATCTTGATAGCGAGCATAGGCATCCTCTGATGCAACAAAGACAGCATTGTCCACGGCCTCGTACTGCTCCTGATCGCCATCCTCAAATGTATAGGCACCAGGCTTACCAACCTGGACCAACTTGCGGGATATGTCTGGAGTATAGAAAACAGGGCTGAGCTCTTTGTAACGACCAGATTCTTCGTTGTAGCTGGCGATGCGGTGACGCATGAATTCACGGAACACGAAAATCGGTGCCTCGATAAAAAAGGTAAAAGCATTGTGCTCAAACGGAGAACCGTGGCGGTCACGCATCAAATAGTTGATGAGACCCACATCTTTAGATGTATCATCAGTAGTTTCCGCACCAGTTGATACGCGAGCGGCCATTGCCACCGCTTTATCACTAGCCATCGAATCTATTAGATTCACGGTCATATCACTGCGATAAGTAATTTCTATCATGAGACCACCCTAGCACAGTAATTTTATACAACACCATCTTCAGTCCAAACAAAAGAAGTGATTACATACCTCGTTGGGCCATCTCCAACTGGCTTAACCCCGTGTATGTATTCTTCACCCGAAGAAAATATGATCAGGCTTTTGGCCGGTGGCCTAAGGGATAGGCCCCTGTCAGGAAAATAGAGCTCACCGTCTAGATAGTTATCGTTGATATAGGTCACAGATGCATAGTGGAGTCTATCGTCGTACCCTCTATCGTGGTGTTCTGGTAGGGCTACTCCTGGCTTTTGTCGCTGTATGTTAGAAAAATTTCTTAAAGAATAAGATGGATCAAAGAATGCTGACATTCTTTTTGTCAATCGATCGGATAGGTCTTCGTCCGGTAGTGTGAGCGTCTTATCTACCCAAAACTCATTGAAAGGTATATCAGGGAAAAGCGTGTAATCCTCGTTACCATACTTCTCCATAGATTGTACCTTTAGGCCCTGCATGTAGCCATAGCACCAGTCTTCTTCAGTCGCTGATTCTGCTACATCATAGATATAAGAACGCTCTTCTTCGGTAATAAAGTCTTCTACCAGATAGATACCAGTATCTATCTCGGTTGCTTTAAATCCGCTATTTTCAAATGAGCTAAGGTCCATAGAGTAAGTTTACTAACTTTTGCCAGTTATAACTCTAGTTCCATATAGATTTTCCCAGATAAGTAAATCAGTTTTATCATTTAGTAAGGGCTGACCCTTTATATTTAAGCTCGTATTTAGCAGCACGGGAACTCCTGTTAGCTTGTACCACTTCTCTAAAACAGAATATAGGCCGGGGTGCTGAGTCTTATTTACTGTCTGAACCCTAGAAGTTCCATCTTTGTGGACAACACTAGGAATTAGATCTGGCTTTAAACATTTAGGGGTGAACTGCATATATGGAGACGCGTAGTCCATATCAAACCACTCGCTTGCATGCTCTTCCATAACTACCGGAGCAAACGGCCTAAACAGCTCACGTTGCTTAATCTTGTTTACTTTATCCTTGATGCCAGGATCGCGAGGATCAGCGAGAATACTACGGTTGCCAAGAGCGCGCGGTCCATACTCTGCCCTTCCAATAGCTACTGGTGCCACTTTATCTTTGATAAGGGCGTTTATTATTTCATCTACAGGATATTCCCCGGGGATATTAGTTCCCAGATAAGGCCCCTGCCAGTCAAGTTTCTTACCGTGAACAATTGCTGCAGCACCTAGAGAAGACCCGGCATCTCCCGGATTAGGCATAATCCACACATTAGGAAATATGTCATGAAGAAGAGTATTTGCTTTGCTATTGAGAGCGCAGCCTCCAGCAAAAACTAGATTCTCGCTCCACGACTCCTGCCGGGCGATGTAGATGAAATCCCAGAGCCTATCTTCATATACCTTTTGAACTGCTGCAGCGATATGAAATTTGTCGTCTTTAGATATCTCTTGGCCCCAGTCATAGATGCCTTTATGAAAATTATATGTTTGCTCGTATACAGAAGGAAAATACTCAGATACCTTATCGAAATACAAATCAGGATCTCCGTAGGCTGCCATACCCATCATGATGTACTCTTCTTCATTTGGCTTTAACCCGACCAGCTGAGTAAACGCCGAGTAAAAGAGCCCAAAACTAAAGGGGTATTTCCATCGCTTTACTTGCTTAAGCTCATCGCCCTTAGCGTGCCAGATCGAACTAGTGGTGAACTCGCCGATTGCATCTAACACGACCACTACTGCATCGTCAAATGGCGAGGTGTAATACCCCGCTGCGGCATGGGAGTGGTGGTGATATGCCGAGTAGACAGGGATACCCTTAAGTTCTGACATAGTCTTGTAGAAAGGCCTACCCCCACCAAGACCTCCACGGGTTAGTATGCGCCACTTCTTTAACCAGCGGTCTTCGTAGTAAGCAATTTGATCCGGCTTACCGTACGACAGAGCCTCTAAAATAAGTTCTCTGTTTGTGTACCAATCATTCTTTTTCTTGGAATATCGCTCGGCATGGCCAGCAAATAAGACCCTACCGTCTTCGATTAAAGAAACTGAAGCGTCGTGAGTAGTCTCGTTGATTCCAAGAATGCGCACTAATTATCTTCCGAGGTGCATCTAGCATTGGCATCTTCAATTATTTCAACAATATCTTTGAAGATGTATTTAGCAGTAACCAAACCGTCAGCACCTCTAAATGCAAGTAGGTCGTGCATGTCATAGTCAAGCAAGTTTTTATTCGTCAGATGTATGTCATCGTATTTACACGGCTCGGCACTTGCAGGGATAGAGTTCAAATAAAGTTTTTCGTGCTCTTTACCAGCAAGTTTTACTAGCTCGGCACCCTTTTCGCCAATCATCTGCTTATTACATGTAATCACTTTTTTGCCATCAGCAAGTGCACGCACTGCTAGGGAGAAAGAAGGCTCTATGCCAGGAAGCATGTCAACGACAACGTTGTGTCCCTCGCTATTAGATAGCCATTCGATGTCTGTAGTAAAGTTTTCATTCTCAACGTCGGTGTGCTTGTACAGATTTTTTACGCAAATTGATTCAATACGAAAGTCCTGCAAGTGCAGGTCGCTTTCCTGAATTAGGCGAACTACTTCACGGCCCACCGCGCCACAACCATATATAGCCAAACTAAGAGTCATTACTTTTTACTTTCTTTGTGAAATACAAACGCAGGAATTGCATATCTTGTAGGGCCAGGCTCTACTGTCATTACGCCGTGTTCGTAGTCATCGGTTGACGGGAACACCAAGAGGCTTCCCGCTTTAGGTTTAATCTCAAAATCGTGATCAACAAATCGTAGGTTGCCGCCGTTATAGTCATCATTTATATATAAAACAATAGACATGGCCATTGTATCATTGCCCTCAGCATCGTGGTGTACTCGAAGGTCACTGCCAGGATACTGCCTCTGGGCACGGGCTGGACTATTGATTTGATACAGATTAGGGTCAAATACCTCATATAGCCTGTCGTGAACAGCACCAGTGTATCCGCACTCATCAATGCTTAGGTGTTTATCTTCCCAGACCTTGTCCCAGCCACGCTCGAGGAACTCTGCACGAGCAACCTCATCGTCTGGAAACTTCTCTAAAGCCATCTGTTCGTAATCTTTTTTGATCTGCGCAGACCACTCTTCTTCGGTGGCCTCTCGGCAACGCTTATCAAAGGCCGCAATCTCTTCAGGAGTTAAAAACTCCTCGATGAGAAACACCTTTGGAAATACTTCTACTTGCTCTTTCACCTTAGACTCCTAGTCATTAAAGAACTGCCTTTGAGATACGTTTCCTCTTTTGCCAAAGAAAAAGACGAAATTTTTCCTAAAACCGCCAGTAACTTTACGAACCTCGTGGATGTGCTCTACATCACCTTTAAAGAACAAAAGCTGGCCCATCTTAGGCTCAATCAGTACATCTTGTAATTCAAAATAAACTTCCCCGCCCTGAAAATCTTCCCCGTAGTTATTTAGATAAAGCAAAGCAGAGTACTCTAGCTCTTCAGGAATTCCGTCATCGCGCCAAGGGGAACCATCTAATTTAGTGCTATCAGAGTGCATAGGGTTTTCGCCGCCCTCAGTGAGTATCTGGTAGTTGCAGTTAACTAAATCCATCTCTACCCCGAAGTGCTCCTCAAGAGCAGACTGAACAGACGCAAACATCTCTTCAATTTTTAAGACAGTGCCTTCGTGCTCAGTATTTTCAAAGCCATTAATTGCTCGCCTTGTCTTGCCGACCTCAGCCGCCTCAGAAGAAGTACCGTAGCCTAATGCACCGCTCATGCCGTACCTTGGGGTTGGTTTAGAGATCGGATCCAAGAAGTCGCAAAACTCTATAGAAAGCTCGTCTGATATGAACTTATCTATTACTACTGGATCTTCCATTTTTTACACTACTCCGGCAATACCGTAGGGTCTACATACTCCCCAGACAAGATGTGGTCGGTCGCCTCTCCACGGGCTCTAATCAAAGACAGCAAGTGGTTTGCTGGAACTCTAATTTCTGATATCGTGTCGCCATCAGATAAGACTTTAGGTCGTACAAATTTTTCAATGAGCTTCATTACTTCAAGTCTTTCGTCTTGACGTGCTTTTGTAACTAGCTCTAGCTCTTTAGGCGTATATTCAGTCAACTTAATCTCCTAATACTTTTAAGTGATGTTTTCCTAATCCTAGCATAGGATACCTAGTTAGCATCGGATTCAGTACGTCCATCATTAATTGCAGATATAAAGTCCTCTGCAGTATGTACATGTCGATGCACCCCAAAGTGCGCACTCGGACCACCGACATATTCGACATCAGAGCCTATGTAGAAGTATTTACCATATACGGCTTGAAGTTCGGAGTGGCAATTAGTATAGTTACAGTCACCTGAATAGCAATTATCGATTATTTCCTGGATATCCAGGTCTCTGTGGTAGTACTGCTTAAATTCATCGCTTGCAAAATCATGCCATTTTTCATTCTTTAGATCGAGATACTCGGGGTACGAGTACTCTTCAGCCATGTTCCTCATGAATATCGAGGCAGACACGTCCCACGTTGCCCAGTAAAACTCTATATCGTTGGTCTCGCAATATCTTGCCAACATGCTGATGTACTCGACGGACAGCTCCATTGGTATTTCTACCGGAATGATGTCCTCCACCAGATGAGGCTTTTTCGAATACTTAGGTCTATTTACTAAATCTACGTGACCACCTAGGTGTAAATCATGCATAGTGGTCCAGGTGTCAACTCCACTGTGACCCTTAGCCGCAGCTATGTTGGGATTAAGGGGAATTGTCATCCTACAAAAATCAGGAAAAAGGCAGGTCAAAACTTTGGGGTGACCATATTCTCTAAAGTAGTTAAATAGATTTTTAACTATCCATTGAACAGAAGCGCCAGGTCTGGATAGGTTGCTATAGGTATAGCCAAAATGATCGGCAACCTGAGAGCCCCAGATCTTTTCCTCAGCAACCCCCTCTCCGAAAGAGTAGGAGCATCCAGCGTATACAAACTCAGTCCCCTTTGAAAACTCATTTGACCTGTATCCCAGGGAGTTCATTCGATACTCGTTTACTGTATCTAGAAAATTACCGTGGCCACCAGTTAGCGCATAATTGTTTTGCTCGTATATGCCATTCTCTCGATTTGTAACAGGTCTGACTTTACGGCTAAATATCTCGTTTTTTGCTGTAGCAGACAACCTATACTCGGCAAGGTCATAGACAATAAAAGGTACCGGAGGGTAGTACCTATTAGTCTTCGGGTTGCCACTTCCATTAGCAGACATCAGTAAATGTGGCGCTTTCCGGGGTTTTTCATATTTCTATAGCACCTACGTACTTTGGATACCATAGCCGAGAATAAGTATTTAAATATCATATGGCTATCATACCCCCTTAAACTATCAATTTATAATCATATAAACTAGGTAGTAAACTGGTAT